TAACGTTCGTCCTTTTGAGCAGGTTGTTGTGTATCGCAATAATACTATCTCTCCATTACTCTTCCCTAATATTATATATAAGTACGCAAATGTCTACAACAAAGCTTATTGTATAGTTGAATCTAATGATCAAGGTTCTGTCGTATGTAATGGATTATATTATGATTTAGAATATGAAAACGTACATGTTGAATCTGCAGTTAAAGCGAATGCTGTAGGTGTTGATATTAATAGAAAATCTAAGCGACTTGGTTGTAGCGCTTTAAAAGATTTATTAGAAAACAATAAACTTCATGTAGTTGATGAGCAGACAATATTAGAAATATCAACATTTGAAGCTAAAGGACAAACATATCAGGCTGCTGTAGGAAATCATGATGATTTAGTTATGAACTTAGTTTTATTTGGTTACTTTGTATCTTCATCATACTTTTCAAACCTAACTGACATTAATATTAAAGATATGATCTTTAAACAAAAACTTAAAGAAATTGAAGAAGACATTGTGCCTTTTGGTTTTATAGATGATGGTCATGAACAAGTGAAAAGGATAGAAGCCTCTGAAGAGCATCCATGGGCTATAGAATATGATAGAAATCTGTAATATTATAAATAATGGTAACAAGTGAATATTCGTATAATGTTAATCGCATAATAAAAGGAAAATAAGATGGCACTCTCTACACCCTCCGAATCACCCGCGGTTGTTGTCAAAGAAATAGACCTGACTGGTGGCGTGCCTAATGTCCAGTCAACTACAGGCGCAATCGTAATAAATTCAAGGTGGGGACCTGTTGAGCAAAGAGTTAAACTAAGTTCAGAAGCTGAACTAGTAGACGTATTTGGTTCACCAGATTCTGCCACCACCAATTCATTTCATCAGGCAAATTTTTTCTTAAAGTATTCCAACTCGCTTCAGACTGTTCGAGTAATAGATGGTACTGCTAAAAACGCAGTATCAACAACTGGTCAAACAGCTGCAGCTACACTTGCTGGATTACCTACAGAAGTTGTTAAGAATGAAACTAGTTTTAATTCTCAATTATCTGCTTTAGATTCAGATTTACATACATTTGTAGCAAAATATCCTGGAGCTCTTGGAAACAGCTTACAAGTTTCTTTATGCCCACACTCTGCTAATGATTCAGCATTTACTCAGTGGGCGTATAAAGGCGAATTTGATGCTGCACCAGGAACATCTGATTTTGCAACTAAAAATAATGCTTCTAATGACGAAGTACACGTAGCAATTATAGACAAGGCAGGAGCATTTACAGGCACGCAAGGCACGGTGCTTGAAAGATACGCGTTCTTATCTGTTGGTTCTAATGCTAAAGATACTTCTGGTTCGAACATATTTGTTAAAGATGTGTTGAATGAACAATCAAAATATGTTTGGTTAATCGATTTTGACTCAGACTTAGCAGGAGCAGGAGCAGGCACATCAATAGACAGCGGAGACGATTTTACTAAGACAACTGGTACAACAAACGCTGATATTGATTACAATTTTAGTCAAGGCGTTAATGTTGATGCATTAACCAGTAGTAATATGTTAACAGGCTATGATCTTTTTGAAGACAAAGATCAAGTTGAAATTGATTTCTTAATAGCACCAAGAGCAACATCAAGAACAGGTAATACTACCATTGTCAATGATCTTGTTACTACAGCTTCATCATTAAGGAAAGACTGTGTAGTTGTTGCATCACCTGCTCAGTCAGATATCGTTAACGTAACATCAGCTTCTGACATTGTAACAAACGTAGTTGAAACTGCTGATACATTTACTAAGTCTTCATATTTAATAATGGATGGAAACTTTCTTAAGGTTTATGATAAATTTAATGATCAATTTATCGAAATACCTGCAGCCTCATCCACTGCTGGAATTATGGCAGCCACAGATCTTAACAGAGCACCGTGGTTTTCACCAGCAGGATCAAGAAGAGGTCAATACCTTGGAATAACTTCAATTTCATTTTCACCAACAAAAGCTCAAAGAGATACACTCTATAAAGCAGGTGTAAATCCAATTGCAAATATCCCAGGAGCTGGTGTGATACTATTCGGTGATAAAACAAAACTTGCAAGACCTTCTGCATTTGATAGAATCAATGTAAGAAGATTGTTCTTAGTACTAGAAAGAGCTATTTCTAGAGCTGCAGAACAGGTACTCTTTGAATTCAATGATGAATTTACAAGAGCTGAGTTTGTTAATATTGTCGAGCCAGTATTACGCGAAGTGAAAGGTAGACGTGGTATTACAGATTTTAGAGTCGTAGCAGATGAAACTAATAATACACCTGCAGTAATCGATAGAAATGAATTTATCGCAAGTATCTTCATCAAGCCGGCTAGATCTATCAACTACGTCACACTAAATTTCGTGGCTGTTAGAACTGGTGTCGACTTTGAAGAAGTCGTTGGCACAGTTTAGGAGGTAGAAAATGGCAGTATTAGGCGTAGATGATTTTAAATCAAAGCTAAGAGGTGGAGGCGCTCGCCCCAATCTCTTCAAAGCTACAATAAACTTTCCTGGCTATGCTAATGGAGACCCAGAACTGACATCGTTTCTTTGCGAAACTGCTCAGTTGCCTGGATCGACATTAGGTCAAATTATCGTACCATTCCGTGGTCGACAGTTAAAAATGGCCGGAGATAGAACCTTCGATGTGTGGACAGTCACAATTATCAATGACACTGATTTTGCTATCAGAAATGCAATGGAAAGATGGATGAACGGTATGAATGCACATAGTGCAAATACTGGTCTTACAACTCCAGTAGCATATGAAGCAGATCTATTTGTTGAACAGCTCGATAGGTCAGGCGATACACTTAAGAAGTATACCTTTAGAGGATCATATCCACAAGATATGTCACCTATAGATCTTAATTATGCAACTAATGATGAGATCGAAAGGTTCACTGTAACGTTTGCTTATCAGTACTACGATACAGATACCACTACTTAAGGCAATATAAATAGTAGGAGGGCTGCGGTCCTCCTTACTATAAAGGAATTCTAAATGGCAGAAAACTCAATTAAATTATTTGGTTTTGAAATAACGAGGACAAAGGATAAAAAGGCGCTTGCTTCGCCTGTTCCGCCACGAGACGATGATGGTGCCGGTTATGTCACTTCGACATCAGCTGGAGCTCATTATGGTCATTATATTAATATGGATGGAGATGATTCTAAAGATAATGCTCAGCTTATACTTAAGTATAGAGGAAGTGCTATGCACCCTGAAGCTGATGCTGCTATTGAAGATATCGTAAATGAGTCCATAACAGCAAATGAATTAAAACCAGCAGTTACAATAAATTTAGACAATATACCAGTAAGTGATTCTATTAAAAAACAAATCACTGAAGAATTTGACAATGTATATAACATGTTAAATTTTAAAGAACTCGGTCATGATATCTTTAGAAGATGGTATATTGATGGAAGATTATATCATCATTTAGTTGTTGACGAAAGTAACTTATCAGCAGGCATACAAGAAGTAAGATACATTGATGCTGCAAAGATGAGAAAAGTAAAACAAGTAAAGAGTAAAAAAGATCCAGTAACTGGTGCTAAACTTGTTGAAAAGGTAGATGAATTTTATATATTCCAAGAAAAACCAGGTTCACAAAATGCTGGTGTAAAAATGACATTAGACTCAGTAAGTTACATTACTTCTGGTCTTTTAGATGAGAATAGAAAGAAAGTCGTTTCGTATTTACACAAAGCTTTAAAACCTATTACACAATTAAGAATGATGGAAGATTCTCTTGTAATCTATAGATTAGCAAGAGCTCCAGAAAGAAGAATGTTTTATATTGACGTAGGTAACTTACCAAGAGGTAAGGCTGAGCAATATATGAAAGATATAATGTCAAAGTATCGTAACAAGTTAGTTTATGATGCTAAAACTGGTGAAATACGAGATGATCGAAAACACATGTCAATGCTTGAAGATTTTTGGCTACCAAGGAGAGAGGGTGGAAGAGGCACTGAAATCTCAACTTTACCGGGCGGTGAAAACTTAGGACAAATTGAAGACATTATATATTTTCAGAAAAGATTATATAGATCTTTGAATGTACCTATGAACAGGCTTGAACAAGAACAGCAGTTCTCATTAGGCAGAGCTACTGAAATAAGTAGAGATGAGTTAAAATTTCAGAAGTTTATTGATCGTTTAAGAAATAGATTTTCTCATTTATTCTATGATATCTTAAAAAAGCAGTTAATGTTGAAAAACATTATTACTGAAGATGATTGGAATACTTGGAAAAATAAATTAACAGTTGAATACTCTCGTGATAATCACTTTTCAGAATTAAAAGAAGCTGAGCTTTTAAGAGAAAAGATACAAAGTTTAGATCAAGTATCTCAATACGTTGGAGAATATTTTTCTAAACAGTGGGTACAAAAGAATATTCTTCTAATGGACGATGAACAAATTAAAAATATGGAAAAAGAGATTGCAGCCTCACAAGCGCAAGAACCAGACGATGACCAAGGAGTAGTATAATGGATAATGTCGAAAACGTGGAAAATGCAGAGAATGAAACAAATCCAATTCAGGATTTAATTAAAGCTTCTCTAGACAAAGATTACAATAATGCGAATAAGATATTCGGTGAAGTCATGACAATTAAAATGTCTGATCTTCTTGACCAAGAAAAAGTTAAGATGGCTGATCAAGTATATAATGGTGCTGAAGAAGAGCCAGAAGAAGATCCGGATTTAAATGATGAAGAAGAAACTGAAGAAATAGAAGACGAAGCTGAAGAAGAGGCTGAAGAAGAAATAGAAGCTGAAGCTGAATCCGAAGAAGAAGAAACAGTGTAAATCATAAAAAGTATAAATATAGTTAACATGAAAACTTTTTCACAATTAAGAGAATTAACAGGGCGTAAACCGATTGGTAAAGCTGTCTTCGATAAGAAGATTAATCGTATTCCTGTTAAGATACATAAAGAAAAAAATATGTTTGTTGTTTATATTGATGGTGATAGATTAGACGCTTATAAATCGCAAGCAGAAGCTGAAAAGTCTGCTAAAGAATTTATGAAACAATACAAAGGATAAAGTAATGGAAATTAGACCTTTAGCTGCCAAAGTCACTGCAAATGGTGTCGGAGCCAAAACAACTGTTGGTGGAGCTCAAACTGTTTATGTTTGCGCAACTGCAGATGATTTAATTACTAATGTTACAACAGGTGGTACAATACAAGTACACGAAAACCAATCTTTAGTAATACGAAAAGAGACAGGTGATGAAATACACGCCGGCACTGCAACAACGCATTTTACAAAAATAGCGTATCCAAGAGGTTAATATGAAATTAATATCAGAATTTGTAGAAAACGATATTGAATTCTTAATTACCGAAGATAAGAAAACTGGTAAAAAGAATTATGGTATTCAAGGAATCTTTGCACAAGCAGAGACTAAGAATCGAAACGGTCGTATATATCCAATGCCAGTAATGGAAAAGGCACTAGGTAAATATAATAATGACCAAGTGTCAAAAGGAAGAGCAGTTGGAGAACTGAATCATCCTGAAGGTCCGACCGTTAATTTAGATAAAGTTTCTCACAAGATTAATGAACTCAAATTTGAGGGAAATAATATTGTGGGCAAAGCATCGATACTGAACACCCCTATGGGAGAAGTTGTTAAAGGCTTACTCGATGGCGGAGTTACTTTCGGTGTATCGACTCGTGGTATGGGAAGTTTGAGCCAGCGTAATAACGCAATGGTCGTCAATGACGATTATATTCTTAACGCGGTAGACATCGTGCAAGATCCATCCGCACCTAGCGCTTTCGTTAATGGGATAATGGAAGGTGTTGAATGGGTTTGGAATAACGGTATTATAGAAGCACAAACAATTGAAAGAATGGAGACTGAAATTAAAAAAGCTCCACGCGCTGATCTCTATGAGACACAAGTTCGTGAGTTCAAAAATTTCCTCTCGTTATTAAAATCAAAATAAGGAGTCTAAAATGACTGATAAAATCGAAAATCAGGACGTGGAACTCCAAGAAGACGATGAGGAAATCTTGGAAGCTCAAGCACACGATCCTAAGAATGCTGAAGCTCAGTCAGTTGCTTCTATTGACAAAGCAGGTGATGCTACTGGAACCGCTCCAAAGCGTAAAGGTGACAACACTAAGAAAGATCCAATGCCAAAGACTAAAGCAGGAATGATTGCTGCTATGGTTGGCAAAATGCAAGGTATGAAAAAAGAAGCTTTAATGGCTATGTACAATGGTACAGATCCAGAAGCTTTTGATGGAGAACAAATTGCTGAAGAGGAAATCAAAGATCAAGTTAAAGTCGAAGTTGACTTTAAAGATGATTTAGGTGCACTTGTCAATGAGGAAGCTACACTGTCTGATGAATTCAAGCAGAAAGCAGAAACTATCTTCGAAGCTGCAATTAATGCAAAAGTAAATGCAGAGATTGACAGATTAGAAGAGAAGTATAACGAGGAGCTTTCAGAAGAAATCGAAAGCACCAAAAAGGACCTTGTAGAGAAAGTAGACAGCTATCTTAACTACGTAGTTGAAGGCTGGATGGAAGACAACAAGTTAGCAATCCAAAATGGTTTAAGAACTGAAATTGCTGAAGATTTTATGAATAAGTTAAAAGACCTATTTGTTGAGTCTCACATTGAAGTGCCAGAAGATAAAGTTGATCTTGTTGACGAACTCGCAGATAACGTTGAGGAACTTGAGGCTAAACTCAATGAATCAACCGAAAGGTCAATTCAAATGGCTGAAGAGTTAGAGACATATAAGAGGGAGTCTATCATTAGAGAGGCAACCAAAGATTTGGCTGAA